ATTATTGGAAAGATAGAGTAGCAAGTGCTCCATCATTAAATCAAAATGATCCAAACATTGTTCCAGTAATTATAGGATTGTTTAACAAACTGCAGCCAGTTATTGAAGAATTCTTTAATGTAAAAGTTAGGCCAACTGGACAAACAATTGTAAAGTGGAATCCAGGACAGTATCAACTACCGCATGCAGATAAAGAGTTACACTCTGGACCAGATGCTGGAAAACCAAACGATTTCCCAAACTATGACATAGCAAGTTTATTTTACATTAACGATGACTATGAAGGTGGAGAATTGTATTTCCCAAATCAAGGAATACAGTTTAAGCCAAAGCGTGGATCTGCATATTTTTTCCCAGGGGACATGAACTATGTGCATGGGGTAACAAAAATTAAAAATGGCATTAGATATACCTGTCCATTTTTTTGGGAGATTCTTGAGCATACTGGAGAAATAAAACCAGACTTTGCTAAGGAGTATCATAGAATTTTTCCTAATGACGAGTCAATAAGGGCCTGGGATCCAGACAATGGAATTAGGAATAACTAATGAATTTTATAGAAATATATCCAAACATTTTAGTTTATAAAAACATTTTTGAAAATGTAGAAAAAATGTATCAAATTTTAAAAGAGTCTTCAAATGATAATACGGACAGAATATTTGGAGAATGGTCACAGTGGGCACAATTTGGTAAATACATAAACTATCCAGCAGGAAACACTTTCGGCAAAGAGTGGAGTTATGAAAATTTAAAAGAAATAAAAACTGAAACTAAGAATCAAGAGGATCAAAAATATTTTCTTTTAGAGTTAGCAAGCGGATTTGATAAAGTAACTCAGGACTACATTCTTAGATATGGTAACGATTTTAATTTTGATAGTAAAGAAATTGTTGAGAATAGAGATGGAGAAAGATTTCCTTTATGGAAAATGTATGGCCCATCAATATGTAGTTATCACAAAGATATATTAGACAAAATGTCAATGACATATCATTCTGATTTCATTAGAGAGCCAATTCCAAGTCCAGGATATAAGTTTGCAATTACTGCAAATGCTTACTTTAATGATGATTATGACGGGGGAGAGATTGATTTTTATGTAGGAGGAGAGTTGATAAAGTATAAGCCAGAGGCTGGAGACTGGCTGGTATTTCCTTCGGGTCATCCAGAGGTGTTGAAAAAAAATGACAGTGTTTACTTACATGGGGTATTTCCTTCGTCTGGAAATGAAAAATATTTTGCAAGAATGTATTGGAGAAAGTATAGTCTAGGAAGCGAAGAGTGGTTTAAAAAAGAGGCCGAGTTTGGGAAAAAAGAATGGTATGATATGCAGGATGGCATAAATCAGGAATATTGGCAGACGCTGCCAAACAGGTTTGAAATACCAGAAGGAGTTAGAGTAAGATGAACCTAGAAAACAAATCAAGGATAACAAAAGATATAGTTATTTATGAAGACTTCATATCTCCAGAAGTTGCAGAAAAACTTGTAAAGGTTTTAGACAAGCATGCTGAAGTTGGAACAATTACATGGATGCCAATATCATTCTACGAATCTTATTCGTCTGTCCTTCCTCAAGATGATGATGAGCATGTAATTTCTGAAGGTTTGCCTTCTGATATTTTTTCACAAATGAAGCAGGGAATAATAGAGGCTGTTGCAAGCGTACATGATTTAGATCCAAAGGTAATTTGTCAAATTGGATATCATACACAAAAGTGGGAGCCAGGAGCATATGCTAGAAAACATTCAGATAACACAGATGAGCATGGAAAGTCTGGGGCTTTTACTAGAAGTAGATATGCAGCATTTTTATACTTGAATGATAATTTTGAGGGAGGATTTTTACAGTTCCCTGATCAAGATATTAGCATTAAGCCAAAAGTAGGAATGCTTGCTGCTTTTGACGGCGGGTTTAATAATATGCACGAGGTAACAGTTATAACCAAGGGAGTCAGATATACCATAGGTTCGTTCTGGGATGATCGTGAAGAAGATGCATATCCGCAAGAGGTCAGAGATGCATGGGCTGAAGAAATGAAGCAAACTAGAGCACAGCAAGAGGTTGAAAGAGCAGAGTGGCAAGAACTGCTAAAGCAGGGCTGGAAACTTGATGCTAATGGAAATAAATATAGGGCTGAGGAGTTATAAATGGAAGTTTTTTTAAAAAAACAATTTGACGACGCTGGCTTTAAGACAGAAGTTTTTCATGAGCAGGTTCTTTCTGTAGAAAACTTTTTGTCAAAAGAAGAGTTGGATTCGGTATGGGATATTATCAATAGAACTCCTGAAGAAGAGTGGTCAAAAGCATATAGAGAAAGTCTTTCTAGGTTTTGTTTAGAAAAATTTGGAAGAAGTGATGTAGAGAATTTGGTTGCTGAAGGTAAATATGAAATTACACAAGGATGGGACGATAAAAATCTAGACATTGGAGCCGAAAAGGTTAGCAGGACAGCACATAAGAGGGTTTCTGATCTACTAAGCCTGGCAGATAATAATCTAGAACTTGCAGGATTTGGAACAATGCAGCGAATGCAGTCTGGGGTTCAATTAAAATCCCATACAGATCAGCACACAGATCCTTCCATAAGGTATGCTGCTATTCTTTATATAAATGATGACTATAAGGATGGAACCCTGTTTTTTAAAAATAAAGAAAATTCAGATATGAGGCCAAAACCAGGAACGCTTTTGATTTTTCCAGGTAATGAAGAGTTTGAGCATGGAGTTAGACATGTAGGAGAAGGACCTATTAGATATGTTACTGTAGGATTTATAAAAGTTATAGGCTTTTATGAAAATAATAAATACTAGGAGAAAAAATGGACAGAGAAATACTTGAAGAAAAGGTTTACTATTACACTAACGTAATTGAAGACCCAAAAAAACTTGTTGACGCAATTGAGAACGATAACAAGGACCCTTGGGGTGAGTGGATGGCCTGCAGCGGTCAGCACTATGTTTATGGAACAGATAAGCAGATTGTTGAATCGGTAGAAAATGACTACATCTATAAAACACTGCAAAAGGCATTTGATGATGTTGCAAGAGACTATGCCAAGGCTCAAGGCATTGAAGAAGAGCCAAAGTTGTTTCCACAATACCCTATTAAAAAGTATATGCCTGGAACATTTATGGGCGCCCATTTTGATCAACAAGAAGGAGATGAAAGATTAAAGGTTTCTTTTGTAATGTATCTTAATGATGACTACGAGGGCGGAGAGATATCGTTTACCATTGCTTCTCCAGATGGTGTGCTAAGTCAGGCAAGTCCAGAGGCTGATTTTGCAGAAGCAGAAAAAAACAAAAATTATACTTTTGCAGTAAAGCCAAAAGCAGGAAGCATAATCGTATTTCCACCATCTCCACCTTATCATCACACAGCACATCTTGTTAAGAGTGGCGAAAAAATCATGGTTCCACAACACTGGATTCATTGATATAAAGCGCTACCGTTAGATGCGAGGTGTGCAATTTCTGCAAATTTAATTAAGTTTTTTCCTACACCAGTAAAAAACTTTGAGTATCTATTTCCAGAACCAGTTGCTTGCTCAAATACAATACCTTCGTGGTATAAAAAACAACCTTCATCTTTTAGCAAAGACAACGAAGATAGAAATTCAAAATTAACAGTAAAAAAATGTATTCCGTTTTTTGATTCAATGTCAATGGGATACTTTTTTAGAATGCCAGTGGATTTATACATTAATACAAAAAATGGTAAAACAGAATGCACCATACCAGATCAGTTTTCTTTAGTTAAGCATAGAATTATTGATTGGCATTCTTCAGAACATATATCTCACTACCCTGTTGATTTTAACATATATCTAGAAGATGTATTTAGAATTAATCCAATGTGGATGATTAAAACTCCTCCAGGTTATAGTACTTTGTTTACCCCTCCTATGCACCAAGGACATATTCCAATAAGGGCAATAGAAGCAGTTGTAGATACTGATAACTTTTTAACTGCTGGCTTTAACTCATTCTTTTTACAAAAAAATTTTGAAGGAACAATAAAACAAGGGACTCCAATAGTACAAGTAATACCATTTAAAAGAGAGTCTTGGGAAATGGTTGTTGATCTAAATCATGATCCAAAAAATATATTTAATCAAAGAAAACAGGGAGATCCTTTGTTTCCAAACGCATACAGGCATATGGCATGGGAAAAAAAGAACTTTGATTAGCCTTAATCTCTTAACAATACATTGAGAGTTTTGCTTTTTACAAAACTCTGCTATAATTAACACTTATTCCGTTTTTGAAAGGACGATACATATTATGTCAGATTTTTTTAGTTTTAGGCTTCCAGAAGATTTTATAGAAAAGTACAAAGGCGCAGAAAGCCCATTTGGATTTAAAGATGCAGCAGAAAATTCACTTGGAGAGATTACTTTCATCCGTACTTATTCTCGCATGAAGGAAGATGGAACTAAAGAAAGATGGCATGAAGTTTGTCGTCGTGTAATCGAGGGTATGTATTCAGTTCAGAAGAATCATGCTAAGGAAAACAGACTACCATGGAACGACTATAAGGCTCAGAAGTCAGCACAAGAAGCATTTGATAGAATGTTTAACCTAAAGTGGACACCACCAGGTCGTGGTATGTGGGCATTTGGAACTCCTATGACTATGGAGAAGAAAAACTCAGCAGCACTACAAAACTGTGCAATGGTTTCAACAAAAGATCTTGACAAGAATGATCCAGGGGCTCTCTTTGCTTGGGTTATGGATGCCCTTATGCTTGGCATCGGAGTTGGGTTCGATACTGTGGGTCAGGACAAGGGTTTCTTAATTTACAGCCCCACAGAGCCAGAGCAGATTTATGAAATTCCAGACACTCGTGAAGGTTGGGTAGAATCAGTGAGAGTTTTGATAAACTCATATCTCAGACCTAATCAAAATATACAGAAGTTTAACTATGACCTAATTAGGCCGCTAGGAGCCCCTATAAAGGGCTTTGGAGGCGTTGCGTCTGGTCCCGCACCTCTTATTAGGTTGCACGAGCAGATTGACCGTGTAATAGGCTCTAGAGCGGGAGAAACACTAGATTCTCGTGCCATTGTAGACTTAGTAAACCTAATAGGAACATGTGTTGTTTCTGGAAATGTTAGACGCTCTGCAACACTCGCTTTGGGTAGTGCTGGAGATGAAGCGTTTATGAATTTGAAAAACTCTGAAGTTTTCCCAGAGCGTAACTCGTTTGATCCAGAAAATCCAGGTTGGGCCTGGATGTCTAATAATTCTATTTCAGCAGAAGTAGGAACAAAGTACGAAGACTATGTAGATTTAATTACAGAAAACGGAGAACCAGGTTTTATCTGGCTTGATGTTGCTCGTAATTATGGAAGGCTAAAGGATGCGCCAGATGGTAAAGACTATCGTGTGATGGGCTTTAACCCCTGTGCGGAGCAGCCATTAGAGTCATACGAATTATGTACACTTGTAGAGGTGCACTTAAATCGTCATGAATCTAAGGAAGACTTCCTGCGTACCCTGAAGTTCGCATACCTTTATGGAAAGACTGTTACACTTGTTCCAACACATTGGCAACAGACTAACGGCATCATGCAGCGCAATCGCCGTATTGGTACATCGCTTACTGGTATTGCATCATTTGCTGATCAAAAAGGTTTGCCAACGGTTCGTGAATGGATGGATGAAGGCTACACAACAATTCGTAAATATGATCACTCATACTCAGAGTGGCTATGTGTGCGTGAATCAATTCGTGTAACAACAGTTAAGCCATCAGGATCAGTTTCAATTCTTTCTGGTGCAACTCCTGGAGTTCACTGGGGACCTGGAGGAAACTTCTTCCTTCGTGCAGTTCGATTTGGAAACACAGATCCAATGATGCACTTGTTTAAAGCAGCAGGGTACACAATCGAAGACGACGTAGTATCAGCAAATACATCAGTTGTATACTTCCCAATCAAGTCAGGTCATCCAAGATCTGAAAAGGATGTTACATTGTTTGAGAAGATTGCCCTTGCTGCAACTGCTCAGAAGTATTGGTCTGACAATGGTGTTTCTGTAACACTTTCATTTGACAAAGAAACAGAGTCAAAGCATGTTGTTCCAGCACTTCATATGTACGAAGGACAACTAAAAGCAGTATCATTTCTTCCGATGGGCAATACCGTTTATCCTCAGCAACCATATACTCAGATTACTGAAGAAGAATATGAGTCATATATTGGTAAACTAAAGCATATTGACTTTAGTGCAATTTATGATGGTGTGGATAATCTTGAGGCTCAGGGCGAAGCATACTGCACAACAGACTACTGTGAAATTAAAATAAACAAGTAGTCTTCTGTGGTAAAATAGACTCATTATGTCTAGTCCTTCCAACCTATATGCAGAAAAAGTGTTCTCGGAGCACCCTACTGGCCTATGGGCCTTGGATGATAATGCAGACTACGTCTCTTTAATTTCAGAGTCACAAAGAAACCTTTCAAATTGGACAATTATTGGCGGTACGTATGAAGCATACTCTCAATCAGTAGACGAACCATTTATAAATAGTTATGTGGGCAAAATAACAGCAACTCCCACAAACAGTGAGTCAGGATCTGTTACTGCCATAAGTAATGACATAATGGGGTTAAAAGATTTAAACGAGTACCTAAGAACATTTTGTGTTGGAGGATATTTTTATTCTGAAAGTTCTTACATTTCTGGGTTTGAAATAGGGTATCAGTACGAAGACACAACAAGCGGACAAATAGTTACACATTTAAAAAATTATGATACTGTAATAAATAATAGTTGGGTTTTTATATCAGAAACATTTGACACTCCTCCAGACGATACAAACTTTAGGTTAGTTTTTAAAATTAATTTTATTGGTGGTTCAGAAACTGAAGATGTGTTTTTAGTTAATGGAATAAGTCTTGGACAGTGGTCGGAAGAGTTTGCCTCAACCTCTCTTGGCGTTACTCCTATAGACATTCCATCAACAATATCAATTGCTCCACAAAAAGGAATAGTTGCAAAATGTTACGGATTGCAAGATTTGGATGCGTATTATTTGATTTCTGACAACATGCTAAAAGCAAAAAATTTAGGAATTCCTATTGTTTATGGAACATCAAGTCTAACTGCCCTTTATCCAAATGGGTCGAATCCATCTCTAATAGTTCCTGGTGTGGGATTTTTAAATGAGTCTGGAAAATTTAGAGAGTATACTTTAGAAACTTGGCTTAGAATAAACTCTTATTCAAATGAAGTAAAAAGAATTATTGGTCCAGTTGCATCCAATGACGGTATTTATGTAGACGGTCCTTCTATCGGACTTAAGATTGGTTCTGAATATAAAACATATTATGTAGGAGAGTGGACAAGGCCAATGCTTGTTCATTTAAGAATAGGAAAAGATATTATTTCTTTGCTTATCAATGGTCAAGAGGTAATTTCTTTGGACTATTCTGTAAATTCGTTGTCAGTTCCATCAATGTTGAATCAAACCGAAAAGGATCAAGACTGGATTGGCTTTTATGCACACGAGGACATATATCCAATAGAAATAGACTGTGTAGGAATTTATCCTTATGTTGTCCCAACTGCCGTAGCAAAAAGAAGATTCGTTTTTGGTCAAGGAGTAGAAGTTCCAGAAAATATAAATACTTCTTATAGTGGAACATCTGTTTTTATTGATTATGCTTTTGCTGATTATACTTCAAACTATTCTTATCCAAAAATTGGATCTTGGCAACAAGCATTTAACGATAATACATCAATAGTTAATAAGGCTTTGTCTGTACCATCTGCCCCACTTCCAAAAATATTTTTGTCATCAAAAACAGAGAGTGAGTTGTTCGCTAGTTGTAAAACCATACAGCAGTCAGATTCAGTAAACTTTTTTACATTTAGGCCAGACGCATCTTGGAACGATGTTTCAGGATATTTATTTTTTGAAAATTTTGATTTTATTAAAGAACCTACTTCTGCGTTTTATGGCTGTTTTAGGCTTCCTCAGTCTTCTAGCACTAAGCAAACGCTTTTTAGAATTGAAAAAGAAAACACAAGCAGTTATTTTGAAATAGAGTTGCTTAACAATCAAATTTCTTATGTAATAAATTATGATGGAGTTTTAGAAACAATATACTCTCCAACAATAGCAGAGCCATTAGAGTTGATAGATATAGGACTAAACATTCCAGCGTTTATTTCAAGATTTGGAAATCCAGCAGCAGACTTTTTTGGATCTTTGTCAGATTTAAGAATGTATGTTGGTGGCAAAAAAAATGGAACTCAGACATTTACTGGAAAAATTTACAAGATAGGGTTTTGTAGTAAATACAATTTTCAAAAAATTAGATCTTTATTTAATGAAATAGGTGTCCCAGTTTGGAACGAAGACTTGTTTGCTATTTATCAAAATAATCAATTAATAAACATAGATGGAGGATTAGACACAACCTCTCTGCCACCATATGGCTCTGTAAATGATACTGCCAATGGTGCTATTAGTGGAGGTGGAGTCTTTATATCAGACGAAGACTTTCTTTTAGATCATACAGCAACATATACACTTGTACCAGATCAAGTTTTTGATACTTACAAACTTACTGTTTCTGCAAACGCATATTGGGAAGATCAAATACCATTAACATATTTTGCAGAGTCTGTTTTGGATAAACGAGGAGACCAATATTTTGATCTTGATTTTATTCAGTTTAATGTTGATTATCCAGTAACGTCAAAAACAATTGCTATAGATAGTGAGCCAGTAGAATGGACATATGCAGATCTGGCAAATGAATATGGAATTCCAATTCAAAGAACCTACGAATCGCTGGATAATTATTTGTTTACTGGATACAATGATTATGAAGATTTAAAAAATAAAATTGCAAAAGATTATAGGTATGACACCGACGGCGCAGTTGTAAAAACCTACGTAACATTTCAGTACACAGAACTGGGAGCCAACCAAACACCATTTTATTTTACAAAAACAGAGAGGCCATCTAGAAACGGAATATTGATTCCAAAATCAGATTGGATGACTACAAAATATGAAGTCGTAGATAACATGATTATTTATCCACCTTCTGGAGTAGATTTTAATGATCTTTCTATTGTAACCCATATAGACATTAATGTTAAAAACTCTCAGACAAACAATGTTAATATCAAAAAACTTTCTTACGCTTCTCAGGCATTAAATGAATCAGACGGAAGCCCTATTGGTACAAGATTTGGCACACCTCTTTATCCATATACAAAGACTGGCATTTACTATAATTTTAAAAAGAACAATCCATTTTCAATATATACTGGATCATCTCCATATTTGTATTTAACAAAAAATAGCGGAATTCAGATAAAAGGACAATACGATCCTTTGGTAAATCGTGGATTGTCTATTCCAATTAATCCTAGTAGAGCAAATAATTTTAAAGTAATTGCAGCGCAGATGGCTGTAAGATTTGATGGCGACTATTTCCCATATGCACCAACTCAAATATTTGAAATAGAAAGCAAGTCATCATATATAAAGTTTTACATGGTTGCATGTGATCCTACTGGAAGAAGGGCAAAAGTCTATGGTATAGATGCCAAGACTGGTCTAGTTCAAAATGGAATAGGTTTTTATTGGAACGGTAAAGTTGTTAAAGAGCCAGTCATAACTCTTCAAGAATGGGGCTTTTTGGGAATTAATTTTGCAGATAGTTTAGAGTTTTCATATTTTGAGGGGGCTGTAAGATTGACTGGGCCATTAGTATTCAACAGCATATCCTATTACCAATCAACAAATCTTCAAGAGGTTCAGAATATATCAGAAAGACCCTGGTTTAGGGTAAAGATTTTGTCTGGTGGCCCTTTGGACTGGGAGTTTTGGCATACTGGTCCATTTAACTGGAACAAAGTTCTTGTTTTAACAGAGACCAGTTACTATGGAGTAAATCCTTCAGAGGTGTATAAGAGTTATACAGGAACCAATAAGATAATTGTAGGGGATAATGTTCCAATAAGTGTTGGAAACTACGGTTACTCATTATACAATGACATATTCTGGAACAAATTTACTGTTGATCCAGTTTAATATGGTATACTTATTGTCATGGATTCATTAATAAACCCAAAAACTGGTAAGCCAATTGTACAAAATGTACGACGTAAAGTAATTGAAAAGAATTACAATTGGGGTCTTTATGTATATAAAAGGTCAAATGGCAAGTGGTTTACAGACGGACATGGGTCAGTTTTAAATATTCCATCTGAAAAGGGAGATATTTCCAAAATTGCAGAACTAAAAAAAGTTGCAATGTATTACGGAGACCCTGGAGATGGCGAAGCAATTTTTGTTCCAGGCGGGACCAGGGTATCAGAAGAAGAGTATTCTGAGCAAGTAGACAGAATGAAGTCAGGCCTTATTCCATCCCTAAATGACTTGGGTGCTGTACAAGCAGCAAAAGATACAATTGCTAAGTATGGAGATGAGGATTAATATGGAAGAGTATACAATTAGTGCAAAGATTGACGATGCTATCAAAAAGGAAGATCCGTTTGCAAAATCAGATCCGTTTGCAAATAACTGGGACACACTAAAAACATTAGACGGTCTAGACTCAAACTTTAAAAGAAGAACCAGTAGGCTATCTACCAAAGCGTTGCAACCAACACCACAATATACAACCGCAGCGTTAGCAGGAAAAAGCGGTATTGATGGAGCACAGTCAAAAGAAATTAATCCAGGGCTAGTATATGTAAACGGCTATGGAATGTTTGACGTTATTACACCGCCTTGGAATCTGTATGAATTAGCAAACTACTACGATACATCATTTGCAAATCATGCAGCAATTGATGCCAAGGTAGAGAATA